GCCTCTAAAAGCGCTGCCCGGGCGCTGGAATAATTCGTCTTTGAAAAATCCTTGGCCACCAGCTCATACGGCAGGCCTAATGCCGCGGATATTGCCTTTAAGATCCTCTCCACAAACGGCTCAAAGGTTGCTCCCGGCCTTTGCGGATTAAAGGTAGTGATATCTTCCCCGGGCAGAAGATGCTTAATCATTCCCGGCTCTAAGCTCTCAATCAGCTGCCCTGCAGGATTGCGTTCATATCCTCCGTTTGCTGAAACATCCATTGAGGCCTCGCTAGTTATAAAGAGCGCAAAACAGGCAGCAATACGCGCTGCCACCAGCTCTGCTTCTGCGTATTCGGAAAGGTCCTTAAAGTAATTTAAAACCGGAGCAAAAAACGGCACTCCCCTTGTCTGGCCTGAGCGCTGCACAAAATAGAGATGGAATATGCCCGGCCGGCCGTAATCGTTAACTGCCGGTATTTCAATAAATTTCTTTTCTTTGTTTTCAGCATAGCGAATATCTCCTGGATGCGTCTTTTGAATAAAGTAGGAAACCGGCTCGCCGTTTTCTCCTATTCTTACGCCTGACCTTATTGATTTATCCCCGCGCTTGTCCGACGGCGTATCCAAACGGTCAGACTCAACTACTTGCAGACAGAGTCCGTAAGGCAGCCTTTCTTTAATCATTCTCGGAATGATGATTGCTTCGCCGTTTTCTAAGATCTGGCGGTCAATGAGCTGCTGGATCTCATAAAAGTCCATGCGGTTGCCTATATCTGCAGAAGGCAGCCACTGTTTCCATGCCCGCTCTGCGTCTTTTTGAAAAGTATTTGCCTGTTCTTCGGTGATACCCAGGACATCCCGGTCAATCCTGGACTGCGGACGGATACCTGAGCCAACCACATTGCAGGTCATGGTACCGGTAATGCCTGAGGCATGCGCGTCGTTGCGGTTTAAATCCCGGCTGCGCTCGCGGATGTCCTTTAACTCCGGCAGGATGTTTTCATCAGCAGAACCGCCTCCCGGCAGCCAGGATGAGCGTAATCTATCGCGCGATGCGCCCTTATACGCAGTAAAGCTCTGCGAAATCTTTATCGCCTGGCGGTAGATCCTGCGCCTAAAGCCTCGTCTAGGAGAAAAGAACGAAATAATGCCGTCTAAACCATCGGCTATTTTTTCCGCTAAATTATTCTTCATAACGGATTCCCGAATTTAGCAAATGTCGTTCTGTCAGTATGCGGCGACAATTCTTTTTTAAGCTGCTCGCGCATTTGCCTGAGCTCTGCGATATCGCGGTATGTCACAGTCCTGGCGCCTATGGTGTATGACTTCACGCCTGAAGATAATCCGTTGATAGCAGTCTCGATAGTATCAAGCATCTCCTGTTTTGTAGGCGCGCTCATAAAATCCCCTTTCGGCTATCCCAATAAAAAACCCGATTCCAACCGATGCATCGGAATCGGGTTTTTGCTGCTATTGGGCGCGAGAAAACAGTGATCAGCTGCTCCCGCTGTTATTTTCTAACCCAATACTATAAAAGAATTAGATTTTTGGCAATAGGGTCGTTATGCTGTTATAGTAATAATTATTTTTCACTCATTCCTCTTCAATAGACTTAAAATTATGCCCGCACATTTTGCAGCGGTGGTAGCGCACCGGCGGATTGCTCACATACCAGCGGATTTTCTTTGACCCGCACCTGGGGCAGCGAAGCGGAATAAACTTAACCGCATAGTCGCTTCCCGTGTTCTCGGGCCGGCCTGCTCCTTTTTTGTTAAGCGTAATGTTTTCTGAATTGTATTCATTGTTCAGCCAATTTGGTCTTCTCTCCAGCCATCTTCCCATTACAGCCAGGACCTTTCCCTTTTCCGCAGCCAGCCCGCTCTTGAATGCAGAAAAGGTTCGGCCTTAGGCTGATAAACTTTTGCAGTGGTTTCGTCTTTGCGCATATTTAAGGCGCGGATGATATCGGCTGCTGCCAAGGCATAAACCTCGGCATCCAGGAAATGATTCGCAGCAGCCTCTTTTTTCTTCTCCCAGACTTCTTTTGCTTTTCCTGTGGTGCGGTTACGGTGCAGGACTTTATGCTCTGAGGCAAATTGATTCAAATAGTCATCGCTGGGATTTCTAAAAATATGCCATTTGACCGGATCCTTGGAATGAACCAGCCGGTTGAGCTTATCCTTATACTGGTTGACATTTAAATGCCAAAGAACCAGGCCTTGCGGTATGACTGCGCCGGTGCGGGAATTAATGTCAATTTTATTTGCCCGGTAAAATCTACCTCCGCTGATGTCTTCAACACCCTTAATTGCCTTTGTCTTATCAGACCAGCGCCTGCAAAATTGGTATACTTCATCAGTCTTAAACCCTGAGTCTATGCAGGACATATAAACCGGCAGGGTCTCTGCCGAGGTTAAACGCTTATATTCTGTTTTGAATAAAGCCTCAATTATATCTTCCCAATATTCAACTTCTGCTGCGCGGATAAGCCAAGACTCCTCATAATAACCCCAGCCTCTTATTACAAAATTAAAGTGATCCTTATGTGCGTCTACACCGGCAGTCAGGACCAGCACTTCATCCGGCACAAGCCCCTCGTCATAATCCCGGGCAAGATTCCTCACCTTATCAACTGTAGTCTCCTCAATTTTTTCCTCCCAGACCTGCGCCAGCCAGGAATTAATGAAGTTCATTAAAAGCTCAATATAATCCTTTGACTTTAAAAACTCTGCTGCAATGTCGCTCCAGGTGAGCCAGGGCGAATATAATGAGCTGATACAAAAACCCCTGTTCTTATTCGGCTCTTTTCTGTCAGGCACCCACTCTCCGCTAAGCATCATCTTAGGTTTTTGGGAATCCTCAATGTGCTCTTTGCAGTAGAAACACTCATACCAGGCAAGCCGGTCGTTCTTGATTTTTTCAGGAGATGATTCTCCTGCAGGCCACTTGATCTGGCCGAACACTAAAATCTGCATTTTCCCGCAGTGCGGGCAGGGTACAAAAAATCTTCTTTGGTCTGACTTCTCGTATTCGCGGGAAATATAGCCTTCCCTGGTAGTCGGCGTTGAAACCTTCACCGTCTTTTTATTCCAAAAAGTCTTCTGGCGCTCGGATGCAAGTTTTATCGGGTCTGCCTCCCGGCCTGAGAACTTCGGGTATTTATCTACTTCATCCATGAATAAATACCTGATAGGCCTTGAGGCAAGGTCAGCCGGAGAGTTTGATCCGGAAAAATAAAGAATCATCCGGTCAAAGTGATATTCCAGTTTGGTGATTTCATCTGAGTCTTGGGGGATATATTTGCTTAAAGCAGGAGAGCTTTCAATCATCGGCTTTATGCGGTTTGAGGATACGCTCTTGGCATCATCTGCTCTGGGCAGGACCACAAGTGTAGGCCCCGGATCCTGGTCAATGATATAACCCAGCATATTAAGAATTGCCTCGGTTTTGCCCACTTGTGAAGCAGACATGACCGTTATTTCATCAACCAGCGGATCCGTAAAAGCATCCATAATCCCCCTAAGATACGGTGTTCTGTTTGTAGACCACTGCCCGGGCTCAGCTGAAGTTTTAGGATCCAGGCGTCTAAATCTGTCTGCCCAGGTGCTCACAGTTATCTTATCCGGCAAAGCCCACTCCGTGGCTGCATAGGGCTTAATGCTCTTTAGATTTTCCTTTGTCAATCTTATCGGCATTGTATACTCCGGCAAATTGATTGATGATAGACCTGATTTCGTTATCTAAAATCTCGCAGATAACCTTGGGCTCCTGCTGGTAAAGCTTAGGCGCAATGTAGCGCGGAAGCCTTAAAAACCCCATCTTAATCCCTCGCACCTGCTCCCTGACAACTTCCACATGCTCGCGGTAAGGAATGACTTCACTGGTGGCTTTCTTGACTTCCAGTCTTAAGAGCTCTGCCTTATACTGGCTGATTTTCTCATCCCAGTAGGCCCGGCCGTCCTGCTCTTTAAAGCGCTGACTTCTTTGAATGTGCCAGCTCTTAACTTCCTCAAGATCATAAAAACCTTCCCTGGTTGAGGGCATGCCGTCTATTTTCCAGCGCTGCACAGTCCGGTAAGTAACACCCATGACCTTGGCCACCTCTTCAATAGTCTTGACAATGGTAACCGGTAAAGGCTCTGCCTCAAACTGCTCAAGCTCGCTAATCTCCTGCTTGGTTAAAGCCTTGCCTGCCTGGATCTTCTCAATCAGATGCAGGTGGCGCTTCTTACGGGCAAGCTCGGCTAAATTCTGATTGGCTTCGGTCATTTGAGTTCGCTCCAGGTTTTTCCGTCGCTTTCCCGGACCGCTTCCTTACCGCTAAAATCTATCCATCTTTGAACTGCCACATCGCAGAACACCGGCTCAATCTCCATAGCAAAGCATCTGCGGTTTAATCTTTCAGCTGCAATAATCTGCGAGCCGGATCCACTAAATGGTTCATAGCAGATATCACCTACTGAAGTATGCACGC